AGTTGTGATTGTTGCAGTGCCTTTGTCACCATCACGTGGATCAATAACCAAAGAATCAACAGTGATTCGGTTTGTTGTGTGATTTCCAATGTCGGTGATTTCTTGCAGTCCTTCAGAATCTGGAGCTGGTATAGAAGCTAACAAATAAGAATCTGCAGCAGCTCTATCATGAGCTTCAACTGCGATAGCAGTAGTAACAGAAACCAAAGCGTCAGAATCTGCAGCAGCTCTATCATGAGCTTCTAAAGCCATAGTAGCAGTAACAGAAACCAAAGCGTCAGAATCAGCTGCAGCTCTGTTATGCGCTTCAAGAGCAAGTGAAACAGTTAGATCAGAGTCAGCTGCTCTAAAGTCGTTTGAAACTCCAGCTACTGCGATGGAAAAATCTGAATCTGCTGCCAAGTAGTTGTGAATAGTAGCAGCGATTGTCAATGAAAAGTCAGAGTCTGCTTCCAGATAATCATTGATTGCGTTTTGTATTGATGGACTTGCATCAATAAGACTTAAGACCCAGTCAGAGTCAATAGTATGATTCCCTCTTTGAATAACACTGGTTACAATGTTATCGACGTTGAGAGTCTTTGTTGAGTTGTTGTAAAAGTTGGCCATCTCTTTACCTTATTATTTTATTAGAACCATGAGTTGAATCTTTCGTCGTTCATCCAATCCGGATACTCATCGACAACTTGCCAGACGTCTCCGCTACTGTCGACTGTGGTTTCATAGTTATTTATTCTTGCGAATCCTAGCGGCATACCGACATCGGCATCTTCAGCCTCTGCAGCCGCTTCATCATAAACTTGTTTAGCAATATCAATGTTTGAAAGTTCTTTCCAGTAATCTGACATAATAGCCCAACTGAAAAGAACCATACACATTACCAAATCGTCGTTTGTACCTGGTTCAGCTGCGAATGACGATCCAGCAGCATCTGATTTTCTAGTGAATGTTGTGAGTTCTACAAAGATGTCATAATCCTCAACGATCATTCTATCTGTTTCAAGAAGAGATTTGAGGTTTGAACATCCTTTTGTTTTTACTGATTGTGATGTGGTAACACCCAATTTAGCTTGTGCTGAATCACCAGATAAAACCCATCCGGCTCTACCCATTGATTTGGTTCTCATAACATTCTCATAACCCAACTCATATGCTAATGATTCGGCGACTTGACCGCCAACATCATTCGCCTCAATAAGAACATGAGCATTATTGAAGTATGTTCCCACGTTGTAGATGAACCTTGGGAAAATCATTGGTGTTACTGCATTATCTCTAAACTTAGCAACTACTTTGTATGGAGCATTGGTCACATCCACTACGACAAAAGCTGAATAATCAAGTCGCAAGCCACGAGCACAGTCAGCAGTAATAAAATAAGTGTGTCCAGGTTTCGGTTCTTCATAGAAATGTACCCCTTCCTTCTTTCGTATTGGGTTGATGTACGTCATGTTACCCAATTTTGAAGGGGCAATAAGCGTAGATGCAGAACCGATAAACTCGGTCTCAAACTCTTGTCGGAACTGATCCTCAGAGGTGTTTGCTATTTGTTTTACTTTCCACTCTTCATCCCGACCTGGAACATCCCACCAGTGAATCTCTACAGGGTTGAACTGAGAACGTTTCTCTTTTGCTTCCATCCACATTTTGTAAAAATGGTTCATACCTTTCGGTGTAGATACAACGATCATCTTAGTATCAGCACCAGAAGAGATTGTCGGATAAACTGAGCGGAAGAAATCCTCTGCGTCGTTTGGAGGTACGAATGCAAACTCGTCAAGCATGATTAGCGAGAATGACATTCCTCGAGCTGCTGAACCAGAGGATGAGGTTGCAATAATCTTAGAACCATTCTCAAGATCCATAGATCGTTGGTTAAACCGTGTACAACCTTGTTGTAACCAAAATGGAAGAGATTCATACGCCAACTGAAGTCGACCAAGAATCTCTGCTGCAAGTTCACCTTTGTTTGCTAGGATACCTACAGTTTTACCAGGGTTGAAAAGAATATACCACAATATGAAAGCTACAGAGGTGGTTGATTTACCACACTGACGAGGCAACTTAGCTATTGTAAATCGGTTATCAACATATGAGTGAACCAAACCTCTTTGAAAATCATAAAGAGTAAATGGAATCAAACCAAAGTCAACCGACATAATACGAACATACGTTTCACAGAAATAAATCGGATCATCCATACACTTCTTGTATTCTTGTAGCTGTTCTGGTGTGTATTCAAGGTTTTGATGCGGGGCTTTTACTTGAGGGTTACCCATGTAGGTGCTAAGACCTTGTGGATTTTGCTCGTAGAGATGCGGATGCGTTTCTTCAGTTGGAGCATTAGGATACTTGCGTTGATCTGCAAGCCATCTTACAAGAGTTGTCTTGTTCTTGTAGAAGTGAGCACCAAATTTTCGATAACCAAGATTTGCACGTTCGTCATAGTCATCCATATGGATAACTACAGGATATTCTTTACTCATAGTTTACTCTTTGTTTAGAAGTTCTAAAAGGTCGCTTGTTTTGAGATGAACATTCAAGTTGTTTGTCGTGTTTGCAGTTTGCTTCTGACCAGTGGGGTTGTTCAACCTGTCAGTCTTGATCTGATGTTCCATTAGTTTACCAGCCATGTCGGTTAGCTGAGAGACGGCATTAGACGCAACCTCAATTGCTCGAGGATGCTCTGATTCTTGTGCTAACTGTTTTGCCGATTCTACAATGTCCATCTGATGTTCTATTGCCATATAAAGCACATCACGGGTGTATGCATAATCATCTTTTCTGTGTTCTAGAACTTTGTGCATCTGATCTTTTAGATCCTTTGCTTCTTGTTCTAGAACATCTATTTCTTTATCGCTCATATTATTACCTAAAATCCTACATTAGGATTACTAAACACATGTCCAGCAAAGTTTGTTGTTTTGTCAATTCCGCTATCAGAAGAATAGCTAAACACTACACTACCAACTCCAGTATTGTTACCACCCTGAACTCTTATTGGATAATAAGATCCAGATTTCATTGGAATATCAACAGAAACCTCTATTTCTCCATGCAATCCACCATTATTAATGCTTGCGTTAGACACATTCCATTCACTAACAGCTTTTGCCCCAATCCAAGCATAGCTAAAGTCGTCTGAAGAAACATAAAAAGTGTAAGTCCCAGATTCTTTACAAAGAAAATAACCTTTCATCTCATAACTTACATATTCTGGAATGTTTGTAAAAGATCCACTTGTACTAGTAAATTCAGTGTCCGGAGTTCTAGTGTTGTAAACCAAAATGTAATCACTATCATTTATGCCTGAGGGGTCTCCAGCATAAACATTATGTCGCGCGACATAAAATTCACTATCGAAAGTTTCATTTATTCCGTAAACCGAAGCATCAGCTTCTTCGAATAATGCTACAGAAGAAAATGCTGGTATTGGTAGGCTTTCTTGCGTGAGCCATGCCAATACAACATCGATATCGATAACGCCTTGACCATTAGCTACATAATATTGACCATTGTTGATCGAATACATTTCGCCATCTGAGTCTAAAGTAACGCTTGTTATTTCTGAAATATCCATTTTATGCCTTCATTATTACTCTTAAATACGCACCACCGTTTGGAAAGCTTGTGCTGCTACAACAGTAGGTTCCGCCAATAGTAATGCTATCGTCGCCATCGTATGAAACTGATAATAGCCACTGCTTACTGTAATATTGTGGGGCTGTTCTTGATTGAGCGGTTCCCTTTGTTGTATCTATTGTTACATGATCATCGTCAGTATGCTTCCAAGAAGTAGCTGATAAGAAACTAATACTCACAATAAACCTTTCACCAGTCAAAAGACCTGGGATATACGTTGATAACAAAAAAGTTCTAGACTCACTAGATGATAATCCAGTTACCTCTGGTGATGTTGATTCAGTGTAAGCTGCGATAGAACCGGCGGCACCTTTAAAGTTTGATAATTGCATGGCACCAGAGCTCGGAACATTGTCTATCGACATTCCACTTACTTCAGTTCCGAAGTTTGCGTACGAAACACTTCCTGTAAGATACGAGCCTCCAGTATAATATTCAGAAGCAGAGATTGGGCTCAAACCGCCAAACTCAGTTTGAATATCAGAAAAGGACAAAGCTCCTGTTGTTGGTAAAGCCATTACTCACCTCTCAACGTTTTTATTTCTTCTTGCAATTCTTTAATAGCTTCAACCATTAGTCCCATCATAGCACCATAGTTTACGCCGTACATGCTTTCTTCAGAACCTTTTACCGCTTCTGGGAGAACTTCAAGAACTTCTTGAGCAATCAAACCAGTCTGTCTAATTTCTAAATCTGTTCTGTCGTAAGTGTATCCATTAAGTTTTGAAACTTTTTCCAAAGCATTATCTATTTTCTCAATGTTTGTTTTAAGTCTCTTATCTGAGAAAGCAGTGATGTCACCGCCTGCATATATAGCTTTTACACAAGAAATACCACCGGCAGTACGTATTGCACCTGAGTTTGTATCTACTGCGTCGCCTGCGCCTGTAGATCTAATCTTGCTTGTGGTTTCAATTTCACCAATTATAGAAAGCTTAGCCACCGCAAGAGTGTCATCCCAAATAAGGGATCCACTTCCTGTAATATCGCCTGTAGTGCTATCTCCAAATGGAATCTGTTTTGCAGAAACTGAGTTGATATTTACAACACCATTTAAATCAGCTGTACCAGTTACAGTGAGTTGATTTCCAACACTAACGTTAGTAGCACCAAAACTTCCGGTAACGCCAAGATCATTCCCAACAGTAAGATCATTCCCAACTGTTGCGTTTTGACCAGCCGGTATTGTAAGTCCTTGTGAGAATGTTGCTGTCTCAGCAAATGCTGTAGTTCCATTTATTGAAATTATGTCAGTAGCTGCATTACCAAGAGTGACGTTACCGTTTGCGGTAAGAGTGCTTGCTATTGTTGTAGTACCGGCAATGTTTACTGAGTCTGTCAATGCATCACCAAGTGTAGTGTTTCCAGTTACACTTATTGTGCCATTTACAGTTGTTGTTCCAGGTGCACCTGCATCGCCCAAAGTGGTGTTTCCGTCTACTATCAGATCTGCTCCCATAGCAACACTGCCAGTTAGTGTAGAACCATTATTGACAGTAAGTGTTCCAGAAACAGTTGTAACATCTATTGCAGAATCACCAAGCGTAACGTCTGTGTTAACAGTAAGCTCATTAGTAGTCCATGTACCAATTATGCCACCATTTGCATAAAAGGTGTA